CTACTATTAGCTAATAGTAGGCTTGCTGCAATATTAGGAACCACTTCTGATAAAGTGAAGGAGTTAACTGCGGATGCTCAACGTTTGGGTGCTACAACGAAATACACTGCATCCGAAGCTACGGATTTGCAAATAGAACTTGCTAAACTAGGTTTTACTCGAAAAGAAATATTAGATGCAACAGAGCACGTTCTAAAATTTGCACAAGCTACCGGGGCAGAATTAGCAGATGCGGCTTCATTGGCAGGTGCTTCTCTTCGTATGTTTAATGCTGATACAAGAGAAACTGAAAGATATGTGTCTGCGATGGCTGTCGCAACAACCAAAAGCGCATTGTCGTTTTCATATCTCGCTACTGCATTACCAATTGTTGGACCGGTTGCAAAAGCCTTTAATTTCAGTATTGAAGATACTTTGGCTTTGTTGGGTAAATTATCGGATGCCGGCTTTGATGCTTCAATGGCTGCTACTGCTACCCGTAATGTCTTTCTAAATTTAGCTGATAGTAATGGAAAGCTGGCAAAGGCGTTAGGTAAGCCCGTTAAAACATTGCCTGAGTTAGTTGAAGGATTGAAATCGCTAAAAGAAAAAGGGGTAGACTTGAATACTACTCTTGAATTAACTGATAAGCGTAGTGTTGCCGCTTTTAATGCCTTTCTCACCGCTGTTGATAAAATATTACCACTTAGAGAACAGATTACTGGTGTAGAACGTGAATTGGGCGATATGGCTCACACGATGGGAGATAATGTTCATGGAGCTCTTGCTAACTTATCTTCAGCATGGGAAGCGTTTATGCTTTCTTTCTCCGAGTCAACGGGACCTGCTAAGGAGTTTCTTAATTGGATGGCTGATAAAATAAGAGGTATCGCCAATGATTTGAAATCTCCTGAAGAAAAAATAGAAAAGATAGATTATAATTTTAGAACACTTGCAAAAAAAGATGCGAACAAAAAGTTATTGGAAGTAGAAAAAGATTTTCAGGCAGAATATAAGAGGCTTATTGATGCTGGTGATACAGAGGAACAAGCATACACAAAAGCTGTTATTCAAATGAAAAATAAACGTATTGAAGTAACGGCCCAAGAGAGAGAAGCTTTAAAACGGATGAAAACTCGTGCTCAATATGCAACATCAGAGTTTGAAGATATGTCTTGGATAAAGAATGGTGCTGCTAAAATGTTTGGCTATTACACGTCGGAAGCAGAAAAAGCGGATAAGGCTCAGTTGGAATTTTCTAAAAACTTATTCAAAATAGCATCTAGCGATGAGTTTAATCGTGGACTTGATGTGATTGCAGAAAAGTTCCGTCCAAAGGGTAACGACAAAAATGGTTTAGGTATAACAGTCCTTACTGATAAAGAAAAACGTGAACAGGAAAAAGCTCTCAAAGAGAAGCTGAAAATTCATGAAACTTATCAGGAGTCAGAACTAGCTCTTATGGATGAGGGACTGGAGAAAGAACTTGCTAAAATTGGTGTTGCTTACTCGAAGAAGATTGCTGCCGTCAAGGGTAATAGCAAAGAGGAAATTGCTACACGTCAGAATTTAGCTAAGGAAATGCAGGAAAAGCTAGATGAGTTTACTATTAAGTATAATTCTGATCGTGAGAAGAAGGATGTTGAGAACGCTCTTGCTGTTGTAAAAAAGGGGTCCCAGGAAGAACTTGATTTGAAATTGCACCAGTTGGAGTTGCAACGTGAAGCAGAAATTGATGCAGCGGAGAAAACAGGTGAAGATGTAATATTGATAGATGAAAAATATGCTAGGAAAAAACAAGAGATTTACGGAAAGTATGCTTCTGATCAGGTAGCATTGATTGCGGAAAATGCAGCCCATGAGCAAGAGATACGTGACGCTGCGTATGTAATGGATATGCTTGCTCTTAAAAAGAAGTTAACATCCAAGCTAATAACAGAAGAGCAATATGCGATAGAGGAATACAATTTACAACTTGAATATGCACATAAGACTACTGAAGCAGCGATTGAAGCTTTGGAACTGGAATTAACCGTTGAGAATATTACTGCTGAAGAACGTACTAAGATTGTTACTCAGTTGTATGTTTTGAAGGCTGCTCTCGCTAAAAAGGAGGCAGAATTACAGATAAGTGCTATTCAAAATATTACTAAAGCTGAAGATAAAGCGTTAAAAGAACGCCAAAAGAATCTCAAAAAATGGTTGCAAACTGCATCACAAGCTGTAGGGACTATTGGAAATCTTGTTTCTACACTTTATGATGCTCAAATTGATAAGATAGAGGAAGAGCAGGATGCTAATGATGAAAAATATGACAAAGATGTTGAACGGGTTGATAAACTGGCAGAGTCAGGTGCTATTTCCGAAGAAGAAGCAGAAGCACGTAAACGTGCTGCAAAATCTTTGACAGAAGCAAAAAATGCTGAACTAGAAAAACAAAAACAAGAAATGGCGCGTAAACAAGCCATTTGGGAAAAGGCGACTAGTGTTGCGCAGGCTGGAATAGCTACTGCACTGGCAATAACTGAAGCATTACCGAATATTCCTTTATCTATTGTTATTGGTGCCATGGGAGCAATTCAGGTTGCAACTATTCTTGCAACTCCTATTCCTTCTTATGCAGAAGGTACCAAAGGAAATGATAGACATCCCGGCGGTACCGCTTTAGTTGGTGATGCTGGTAAGCATGAAGTTATTATGTATTCCGGAAAAGCATGGATTACTCCTGCTACTCCAACTTTAGTTGATATTCCTAAAGGTGCACAAGTCTTTCCTGATGTTGATAAGATAGATATCTCTAATTTTGATATGCCAGATTGGGACTTTCCTACATTTTCACCGACATATTTTGCATCCTCTTCCGGTGATACCACTGTTTTCAATGATTATTCCCGATTAGAAAAAAGGGTTGATAAAACAAATCTCCTTTTGATGAAGAGTCTTAAAATGCAGCGTCAGGATGCGTCTAACCGTGAATTTGAACTGTATAAGTTGTCTAAACTGAAATAGCTATGATTGAAAGATTAAATCAGATAACATTGAATGATTTCATTGAGCTTTCATGTGGAAACTATGCTTGTTTGCTTTCGGACCGCGGATCTGTGTCTGAAAGCACGCTTAAAGAGATGACATCTAAATTAATTATCGAATACAGAAGCATTGTTAATCCTTCAGGTATGCAGGCTATGATTATGGACAAAGAGGATATGGTGAAGGAACGTGCCAAACTATTGAGCCTTCGTATATGTCAGACTCTTGTTTCTCTTGGCTTTTATGATGATGTTCGTCAGGTGTTGGGTCAACTAAATGTAGATATCCGGAATATGAGTGATGAGCAAGTTATATCGAAGCTTGATTATTTGCTTCATTCTGCAATTTTTGAGCAAAAACGGAACGAGGAAAGACGCAGTGAGGAACATAAAGGAAGTAAGGCTACTCCTGAACAAATTCGTTCTTCTTTTGATGCCGAGATTGCTTTTCTAATGACATTCTTTAAAATGAGTATTGATTCCCGCGTAATTAATGCTGCTGTCTATGCGAATATCGTTCATCAAGCTGATGTTGAAATATCGATCAGAAAAAGAAGCACATGATAATATTGGTATTACATATATGCTGTAATTCGATTAATTTTTAATTAAAGCGAATTATTTCATACAGTCGTTTGTACATCTCCTTTAGAATCACAAACGACTTTTTTATGAATAGAAAAAACAGCATCCATTGTATAAATAGGCATTTATACAATGTTTTATTGTCAGAATTACGTACATTAGAGACGAAGTGTAATCGGATAACGGCAGAAGTGTCCGAGGTAAAAAAAATGATTGCCTTATTGCCCCCCGATATAGGCACTCTTATTAGTTCAATCGAGCGTTCTGCTAAGGAAATGCACGAACAAAGTATCATGCACCGGAAATATGTGGAAAGGTGCATTAATGGCGAACCGAAGATACACCTAATAAGGAGGGCTGACAATGGACTTTGAAAAGGAATTATCAGAAATATATCCTTGGATATTAAAGGTGGCAAGAAAATTCTGCTGTTCCATGCAAGATGCTGAAGACTTAGCCGGTGATACAGTTTATAAGCTACTTGTGAATCGTGATAAATTTGATTGTTCTAAACCACTTCAACCGTGGTGTCTTATTATAATGAGGAATACTTATATAATAAGATACAATAGAAATTCCCTTATACATTTTACAGGGCTTGATATGGTAGACGGAAGTGCCATTTCTAACTGTACAGCTCATTCAATACTGTTTGATGATTTGGTTTCTACAATACAACGGTGTGCTAAAAAATCTCGTTGTATTGATAGTGTGATGTATTATGCTAGTGGGTATTCTTATGATGAGATAAGTGAAATCCTGAACATTCCTGTTGGAACTGTAAGAAGTCGTATTTCTTCTGGTCGGAAAATGCTACTTCAAGAATTCAAATATTAATAGTGTGACTTATTAGAGAATTAACTTTATAATATCACGAAAATATATTATGTTTGAATATTTAATTTTGAATAATTTTTTTATAAACTATAATGGATGAAAAAATAATAACCACAAATGAATTGGAGGTACTTGCTAATGAATTTTATGGTTCTAAAATAACGCAAGAAGAGTATTTTTCTAGGTTGGATGATATAGATTGTTATCAGGCACATTATTTGAAAGCACGTGTGTATTTGGATAAGCAAGATTTATCTAACGCAATGATAGAAATTAATACTTCTATTCATATGATTGAAGCGTATGATGAAAATGATTTAAAGTGTGAGTTGGGAACTTTTTTCCCTTCTTTGCAAGCATATGTTTATAGAGCTGCAGGAGAAATATATGCAATCCTAGGTGAACAAGATAAAGCGACTGAATTTTACATAAAGTCACAGTATTATTCTATCCAATTAAAGTCTGATTTTGACGGTGTAAAGTCAGGAATTGTTTATTCATTTAGAAGTGTGAGTATTTATTCTTTGTCTGATTTAATATCAAATACTATAACAGTGTGTCATCCTTCTAAAATGAATGACCCCTTTGATAGTCTATTTCTTTTGTGGTCAAGTGAAAGTAATTTGAATAGAATTTGTAAAAATAATGCTCATATAAAGCCTTTCAGTGACTCTTTTCAATATTTTAAAATTAGAAGTTTTGTCGGAAATAAAAAATTAAGTTTAGATAATAACCTAATAAGAAAGGTGGTCATGTGGTCTCATTATGCTGATGCTCATAAAGGTTTTTGTATTAGATATAAACTTTCAACGGTATTTATAAAACAGGCTCAGGGTAATGGTTATTCTCATAAATATTTAAAGAGGGTGCATTATCTCTCTAAAAATGAGAAATGTGATATTTTAACTAAAAAGAAAGATACAAATAGTTTGTTTATATGGAAATCTACAGAATGGAAATATGAAAATGAAATAAGATTAATTAGTTATGACCCAAGCTGTAAAGATGATCATCTTCAAATTCCTCTTGATAAGAACTCTATGATTGAAGCGATTTATTTCGGTTATAGATGCGTTGAAAGTAATGTAAAGAATATAATGCAAATTTTAGGAGAAGGAGTTCAGTATTTTAAGATGGATTATGATCCTAATAACGTTTATAAGTTGAAAGTGAATAAAATCTTATATAAAGACTATATTGATACATAGTTTTTAAGTTGATTCCGGTTACCTTATAAATTCTATTTTTACTAGATAATTTCGTAATATGCTTAAAATCTGATGCTTACATCTGTGTTTTGTAATGCGTGATTTTCAAGAATTTAGCCAATCGGAAAACCGGTTGGCTTTTTCTATATATTTGCTCGTGAACGTTCAAAAGGAGTTAAAATGCTTTGTAAATATGTACTTACCGTTGATAGTATTTCCTATGATATTCCCAAATCTTGTATTCAGAATTGGGATGAAATAAAGTTTTCCCGTAAACGCTCCGGACTTGAAGGAATAACTAGAACCTTTACTTCAAAATTCCAGTTTGTGGGAGAAGCCTATGATCTCATATTGGAGGAGTATTTGAGCAAATACCTAGCTTCTAATGCTAGTATCACTGTTTATACTATAACTAATTCTCATACTTATGAAGAATTCTTCAGTTGCCGACTGGATTTCGGTTCATTGACCTATGATGGAAATACTGTTTCTATTAATTCGATAGATGATAGTGTCGCTAATATCATAAAGGCTAACAAAGGAACGCAGTACGAATATTCGGTAGATGAGATAAAAGATGTATATCAGCTTTATTATGATAGACTACCGTTTAATTACTACGCGAACTATATATGTGGTGGATACTCTTTAGAAGATGGAGGGCAATATGTTGATTTCTCAAGAGATATAACAGGAAAAACTATATTCCAGTCTCTTCCATTGGAAGTCGTAGAAAAAGACTTACCAGAATCAGATAGTCCTGTAGAAATAAATTCTGTGACTTTAGATACTTCTGTACCTGCTTTTTTAAGGGCGCATAAACCAGTCAAGGTATATATAACCCCCGAATTCAACTTTTATTTAGGCAGAGGAGATGTAATGTTGACACTTGCTAAAGTTGATGGGAACGGTACCACAAGCACTATTGCGAGTTGGATAAATACCGATTATTCAGGAAATACACATACAACAGAAAAAGACACTTATAGACCCGAACAATATCGGGATGTTTATGCAATAGATCTTCAAGATGGTGAATGTCTTCAATTTGTCATACATGATCCGATAGGTAATATGAATGTTAACGGACCTGGAAAGGTGTATTTTTCTAAATATTCACTACAGATTAAATGGACTTCAATAGCATCACCTATCAATATAGATGTGGTAAAACCTATTACTGTTCTGAATAGTTTGCTCAAAAGTATGAATGGTGGTAAAGGGGGTATAAAAGGCGAGATAGCTTCCGGTGTAGACAATCGGTTGGACAATTGCCTTATTTTGGCTGCCGAAAGTATTCGTGGGATATTGTCTGCTAAATTATATACCTCATATACGAAGTTTGTAGACTGGATGGAAGCCTGTTTTGGCTTTGTTCAGAAGATTGAGGGGGATATTGTAAAGTTTGTCCATCGTGACAGCTTATTTACTTTTAATGGTAATAAGAATATATCAAGAAACATTTCAGATTTTCAATTTAAAGTAGACAGTTCTAGGATATATGCACGAGTTAAAGTTGGTTATGATAAAGTTGATTATGAATGCTTGAATGGTCGTGATGAATTTCGATTTACTGCTGAATATACTACTGGATTGCAAGTAACAGATAATACACTAGAGTTAGTGAGCCCTTATCGTGCAGATGCTTATGGCTTGGAAATCGTGTCACAGAAAAGGGGAAGTAGTTCTACTGATAACGAAAGTGATAATGATGTGTTTATCGTTGGCGCAATGCTCGCTTATAATAAGGTTATTGGGAAAGCGGAATATGTACTAGAAAGGAATGCGGATTGGAAGATTGCAGGTGTTCTAAATCCTGATGCAATGTTTAATGTTATGTATTGGCAGAAAGCTATGTTGAAAGCTAATGCTAAGTATATTGGCATGTTCGCTGATTCTCTTCATTATGCTTCTTCGGATGGGAATAGCAATGTTATAGTCAATGATGTGAAATTAACTGATGACTTTATACTTGAAGAGCATTTGGTCACTTGTGGAGATGTTTCATTTACAACCTTTGATGAGGATATTCCACAAACAGATGATGGAACGATTAAGATTCAAAAAGGTGGCCTTGTTTACGAGGGCTACATCAAAGAGGTGAGTAGCACAGTTGAGAGAAAAGAGGGAGTGAAGTATGATTTATTTGTCCGTTCAATAACAAAAGCCTAGAAATATGATTATAAGCCCGTTTACCCCACTGTTTTTTTCTCCGTCTACCGATAAATTTGGAGCGAAGAGTAAATATGTGCAATTATTCGCACGTACAGACAGGATTTTTGTTGAATTGATTTTGACAGCCAAAGAGCAGGAGCCTATAGTTTACATTAATAATCTTTTAAGTAATATATCTACACCTGTATCATTAAGCTCATGGAAGATGAATGATGATAAGATTCTTTATTTCTATAACATTTCATTGCTTCCATGTGGATACTATACTGTAACAGTTAATGGGAATACGAGTGAGATTTTTAAAGTTACGGACGATGAATGTGAGTTATCAGAAACCAGCCTTATTCAGTATTCAATGAAAGATAATAAGCAGCGTCTTGATGCTGTCTGGTGGATAGATGGGATGCAATACTTTTTTGATTTTCGCGTTCCTGGTGGTTTCAAAGATAACGGATGGACGTTCGGTGTGGATAATGAGCAGTTCGTGACCTCTGATGAGGATATTGTTGAGCTATTCAGCCACGAATATACAACAGTATTATTCACGCTTGGAAATGGGATGGGATGCCCTGTGTGGTTTGCTGAATTATTGAATCGTGTCTTATGCTGTAATTACGTCTACTTTGATGGTGTTCGATATACCAGAAAGGAAAGTAATGTTCCGGAACTTAACCAGCAAATAGAGGGATTGAAGAGTTTTGTGTTCAATCAAATGTTACAGAAGGTAAGAACGATGAATCCAGTTTTGGAATGGAATAACCAGCTTGCTATGAGGTGTGTACAAAGCGGTGCTTATAGGATAGCAGATGATGAAGGAATGCGTAGTATCAAGTATGGTTCAGAAAGTGGGGTTGCAGAGGTCGGAGCATATATCAATATGACTAAGGCTATTCCTAATACTGGAGTTTCTATTAATAGTGATACTATGGTTACTGTCAACAGTATTCATCACCCAGGTGTTGATGAAAATTCATATTGGGATTTGATTGCAATCAAGACGACTGACATAGATAACAAGTATATTGGTAGAAGAGGTTACGGTAAACTTACAGTTAATGGACTGGATAGACTAAAGAACGATTTGGACAACGGTTCGATAAATTTGCGTGCTGTACTATATAAAGGAGATTCGTATACTAACCTCATTGAAGGGAGTGTAATCAGTAGGGATGGTGTATGTGTCTTGAAAGGTATTAACGGTGGAGATATTGGTGCTCTGAAGGAGTTCCAACTTTATCTTGATAATGTCTATGATTGCGACATAGATAATCTTGGTATGACCATTGAGCTTGTATGGGTATATGAAAATGATTAAAAAAGAGAATTATGACAGAAACAGAAAAACAACAGATTATTAGCCTTGTGTTACAAGCGTTGAAGACAAACAGTCTTACAATAGAGCAACTGACTGATACAACAGAGCTATCCAAAGATATGTACGTTGAAGTTAGTGGCGGTCGGAAAATATCTATTGATTTACTTTCAAGTACCATTGCTAAAATGGTGAATGGTGATTTTGATGCATTAGTGGAGAATGTCAATAAGATTGCAAAAGATTTATCGGATGGAGACGCCGAGTTATTGAAACGTATAACAGGAGTGTCTGATAAATCCAATCCTTTGACTGACCCATTTAAAAGTATTGGCTCTTTTACTACTATTGGTAGCTTTAAAGATAAATTAAAAACAATGTATTCCGGGGATTCTTCTATTGGGAATTATCGGTGTATTTTGTCTGTTGATTCGTCTAAGATTCCTGTAAATATACAAATTGAACGGTTGGAGCTTAATAAGGTTTGTCAATCATTCACTTCGTGTATACAACTGGCTACCATGTCAGACAATGCCGAAGGTGTATATTTAGGTACAGTTTGTACAATCTCACGAATAGGTATTGTTTCCAATGAGAGTGTTGCATGGGGCAAATGGACTTCTGTAATAAATGACTTTGAGGAAAGGATAGGAAAAGCGAACGGTATCGCTCCTTTGAACGAAGAAAGTAAAGTTCCTTCTGAATGTCTGCCTGAACCGTTGTCTCTTGGGGAAGGTGAAGAAGAAGCTTTCCCCGGCAACCGTGGAAAGTCTTTGGAAGATACAATGAAAAATATCCCTTCCGATATAATCAAACCGGGTTCTTTCTCCGTCCTGTCTGACGCTTCCTATCTCGATGTGTATTTTAAGAAAGTGTCCAAAACAACCGGTAAAGAAACGGATGACAGCTTCCGTCTGCCTTCTGCTACCCTTGAACAAGCCGGCCTTTTGTCCGCCGAGGATAAGCAAGCCCTTGAGGATATGAAGAGCGGCACGCCCGCTGACGATGTAACACACCCCATCGTCATTGTTGATGAGATCCGCCCATTGAAAGACGGCTACTATACCCTTGAAACCGCTATTGCCGCCATTGTCTCCTATCAACAGGAATCTGGCGTCAAATATGAGCGAACGGGTCTCATCATTACTTACAAAACAGGCGAGTATGAAATGGAAACCCGGCAGTTCCAGGGTGCTGTGTCCGATTTTGCGACCCTTTCTCTTTGGAAACCCTTCGGGAATGGTGGTGGCGGTTCCGTTTTTGAAACTTCCGATGAACCGGCGGAAGGGGGAAAGGACGCCTTTTCAACTGGTGGCGCCTATGCCTATGTTCCGGCTAACCTCGACGTAAACGTGGAAACAGAAGGCATTGTAAAACTTCAGATGAAGAACGCTGCCGGTGAAACCCTTGGCGATGAAGTGCAGTTCGCTATCGGCACGGGTGGCGGCGGTCAAACTGGTGGTACCATTGTTGCCATTGCTTTCCAGTCGACACCTGTCTATGGCTCTTACGGCTCCACGCTACGAACCTTTGCCGCCATTCGTTCCGTGACCTCGAACGGTGTCGAATCCTCTGACAACCTGATTGAGAAACTGGAACTCGTAGACCGTGAAAGCGGGCTTACCGTCTGGACTGAAACCGTCAACAAAGCATCTTCCGGTGACATGAAGGACTTCTCCTTTGAACTGGACTTCACCACATACTTTACGGCTGCCGGTACTCGGAAATTCAAGCTGATAGCCACTGACGAAAGCGGCAACACCGGTTCCAAGAATGTCAATGTAACAGCTGTTGATATTACCTGTACCTGTGTGCAGGTGCTCAACTATACCCCTGAAACTCTGCTTACTCCGACAACTGAAAGTTTCAGCCTTCCACTCTATAAGTTCGGAAACAACACCTCTGATAAAGGTATCAGTGCCCAGGTTGACATCAAGATTAATGGTGAATGGCAATCCCTGTCTACCACCGTTGTAAATGACAACTACTCGCACTCCGTTGTAATCCGCCCTGCTTCCCTCGGCCTAGAACACGGTACCTATCCCTTGCGTATCCAAGGAACGGATGTCGCATCCGGAGTGAAAGGAAATGTCATCTACACGGCTGTCATGGTAATTGACCCGAATAGTTCCACACCTCTTGTCGCCTTGAGATACGATGATAAAAACGGTGGAGTAGTCCGACTGTACGAAACCGTAGAACTTGATGTTGCCTGTTATGACCCGTTGGAAATGACTTCACCCGTCAGCGTGAAAGCCAATAACGTGCAGGTAACACAAATTGCTGCCAGTCGTAACAAAACCTATCAGGTCAAACAACAACTGCAGGGCTACAAGGCTGACGGCACCGATACGGTCAACTATACTGCCGTATGCAAGGACGTGACTAGCGAACCTGTCCGGGTGACAGTTAGCGGTTCCGCCATTGACGCCGCCATAAAAGAAGGCGCCATCTATAACTTTGACTTCTCATCCCGTACCAATCAGGAAACTGACCATAGCATTGTCAGCGGTAATTATGAAATGAAAGTGGACGGTGCCAACTGGACTACCAACGGTTTTGGCACATTCTTGGGTGAGAACTGCCTTCGCGTAGCCGAGAATGTGGGCGTGTCATTAAACCATGCCCCGTTTGCCGGCTCGTCCATCGAATCCAACGGTGCCGCCATCCAGTTCGCTTTCGCTTCCAAGAACGTGACCGATGATGATGCCCTGCTCCTTAGCTGCTATGACGAAACGTCCGGTGCCGGCTTCTATGTCACCGGCCGGGTGGTCGGCATCTTCTGTAACAATGGCGTTTCCCGTCGTGAAGAACGCGCCTATCGACAGGGTGAAAAGATAACCGTAGCCGTGGTTGTTGAACCTGCAAGCAACTACGTTGAACGTGACGGCACACGGTATTCCATGATGAAACTCTTCCTCAGCGGTGAGGAAGTCGCCTGCCTTGGTTATGTTCCGGGCGGCGGCTCCCTGATTCAGACCAAGTATATAACGATGGATGGCAAACTGGGTGATTTGTATCTTTATTACATGATGGCCTGGAACTCCTATATGGAATGGGCACAGGCGTTCAAGAACTACCTTGTCCGTCTGACCGATACAGAGGTAATGGTGAAGGAATACGCCTTTGAGGACATCCTTAAAAGCCAGACAGCCGAGGGTAGTACCCAAAGCCGCCCGTCGGCTGCCGAAATCTATTCACGCGGTATGCCTTACATTGTCGAATGCCCCTATGAAGGCTCCGATATAGAAGCACTGGACGGCACCACTTCCACCAGTACGAAGATATACATCACGCTCTATTACTTTGACCCCGAACGCCCGTGGCGTAACTTCAAGGCCGTGAGTGTCCAAACCCGCAACCAGGGAACCACCTCTGCCAAACGCCCGGTAAAGAATAAACGCTACTACCTCGCCAAGAGCAAAGGCAAAAACAAGGACACTCGAATCATATTACTTAATCCGGACGATACGACGGAGGAAGGACGCCGTGCAATAGCCTTGGCTGCCATCAACAAAGTACAGGTCGGTGATAATACAATCCCGGTCGATGTCATTACCGTAAAAGTCGATTACTCCGATTCCGGCAATGCGAACGACTGCGGCGCCTGTGAAATGATGAACGTTACATACCGTGCCTTGGGTGGTAACTATATGACACCTGTCCAACGTGCATTTGACGGAACATTTGACAGCGGTGACTTGCATATCGAAGATTTGCAGATGAACCACTCTACCGCCAATCACCCGGTAGCCACCTATCGGTGTAAGGATGACAGCCTGCAAAACGTCTATTTCCATGCCAAAGGCAACTGGAAAGAAGACAAAGGGGAACAGTTTGCCCTCGGCTTCAAAGATACCCCCGGCTATAACAAAGGTTGCCTGAATTATGGTGACTTCATAGAGTTCTTCGGTACTCCTGACGAAACTTTAGACGCAATTGAGATACGCTTCAAACAGACTGACGGCCTCGATACGGACAGTGTGTACCTGCTTTCCCTGTATTGTGGCAGCTCATACCGGATAATGAGGTACCAGGATGGTGTCTGGAAAAAGCAGTCCGGTTCCATGAAGTATGAAAACGGCAAATGGAATGTCACCGGTGACATCCTGAATCCGGTTGAAGGCTTCGAACTTCTTAACTACCAAGGTATGGACTGGTTTCAGGGCGTCGGTTCTGTTCAGGATATGATGGCCATGAAAACGGACAAGTCCTCATGGGTTCAAAAACTCGTGGATAACGGAACTATCTCTGCTGATACCTTCCCGGCATGGACTTACTACTTTGAATCGCTTGTCGATGATGACCAGCTCGCCATTGATTACGCTTTGGGTAAGAAAGTGCCGTATAACCTCTACCGATGGTTGCGCTTCTGTGATTCCTGCGATTACTCCAAAGGCGGGAACTGGCAAAGAACATGGAAGGAAAACCTGTATAAATACGCCTGCCCAGAAAGTGTCTTGAGTTATGACATCTTCACCGACTACCTTGCCGCCACTGACCAACGCGCCAAGAATATGCAGCCGATGTGGTTCTTGGAAGAGTATGCTTCCGTAACAGACGGTGTGTACAGCTCCGAGGATGCCATGCGCATGTACCTGAATAAAATCTATGACTGTGATACGCTCAATAGCAAGGACAACGACGGTGGTTGCACGGTTGACGCCGAGGTGGACCCCAACCGGACGAGCGATGAAACATTCACTAACCCTTATGCTGGCTACGGCTCCGTTCTGTTTAATAACATCTATCTCCAGCAAGTAGTGTGGACTGACTCATCCGGTACGGAACTCTCCCTGCGTACCGTTGCCGCCGCCATGCGTAACGTTCAGGCGACCATTGACGGCGTCACCCTGCACCCGTTCTCACCCGAAGGAGCTACGCATTTCTTCATTGACAAACGGCTCAAAAAATGGCAGAAACTGGTTAGTTCTTACGACGGTGAACGGAAATACATCTCCTATACCGCCACCTCTGATGCTATTTACTTCTATGCCCTGCAAGGTCTTGGACTTACCGCCCTTCCGTCTTTCATCGAAAGACGTTGGCGTATTCGTGACGGCTATTTCCAAACCGGTGATTTCTTCAGCGGTGTAATTTCCGGGCGCGTATCTTCCAAATCAAACGCCACCATCCGGATTGTCGCTGCTAAAAACGGTTACTTCGGTGTCGGCAATGACGCTAGCGGCAACCTTTCCGAAAGCTGCTTCCTTGAAGCGGGCGAAGAATATGTATTCACCAACTTCTCACATGAGGAAGGCGCCTTGCTGTATATCTATCAGGCTGACCGCATGAAGCTGCTCGACCTGTCTGAAATCTCCCTGTCAAGTACGGTGAGCTTCTCCGCCATGCAACTTGTGGAAACCCTTATCTTGGGCTCTGACACCCATACAGAACAATCCATCGGTTCTTACGCACCGCTTACCTCGCTGAACTGCGGCGAAATGCCCTTCCTCGTATCACTCGATATCCGGAACACACAAATCGCTACGCTCGTCACCGACAAATGCCCACGTATCGCCCATATCAATGCGTCCGGTAGCAAACTGGAGAACATCACTCTTGCAGAGACTTCTCCGATTAATGACATCTCTCTTCCAGCAACAATGACAAGCCTCCGTTTTGTCGGTCTTCCTGAACTGACCTATACAGGTCTTTCCGCCCCGTCCGGCCTGCAAATAGAATCCATGCCGAACGTCCAACGCCTGCGTCTTGAAACGTCGCCTAAACTTGACGCCATTCAGATGCTCCGTGACGTCCTCGCTTCACAAACGGCATCCCGTAAACTTTCCATGCTCCGTATCTCGAACATGACACTGAAGGCTGACGGCTCCGAGCTTCTTGCCATTCTCGAATATGGAGTTGCCGGAATGGATGAGGACGGCAACAGACAGGATAAACCGGTAGTCAACGGCACGTATGAACTGACAGTTATCCGTGAAACGGATGAAATCGAATCCCTTGAATCCGGTATCGACGGCCTTGTCATCCTTACCGTCATAGATGCCTACATCGACCTGATCAACTGGTTCAATAATGAGTCTTATGGCGGAGAACCGTACTACGATAACGTAACGCTGGACAACATCAATGAAGTCCTTGAATATTATAACGGCGAAACCTACGAAGAATATCTCGAACGCTTCGCTGAAGACAATATGGATATTAATGATTTAATCAACAAGTAACTATGACGAATGAACAAAGCGCAACGCTGCTTCGCTTGAATAAACAGGCACAAGTGGCAGCACTGAACGCCGTGGGCTTCTCGGATGTCACCGAGAATTCCCGCGCATCTGAATTTGGACAACGTATCAAGTGGGCCGCCGGTCTGCTTGATCTGCATCTTGCCTGTAATCGTATTTCGGATAACTCCAAGGCATACTTTACTGCTGCCGAATGGAACTCCCTTACGCTCGCTAATAAGCAACTGTATATCAAACGCGGGCTTCGTATCCGTGCCCATGGACACTCCTTCGTAATCGCCGCCCAGGAGTGCTATAATGCCGATATGACTACTACCTTCTATTGGGGCGGTCAGGGTAAAGCCATAGACGGCCTGAACCAAAAAGGACTGGGTGCCATGTACGGCTGCTTCACGGGTGAGGAAGATACCGACCTGATTATCACTGGCCTGAAAGACCAAAACAATAGCGGTGTAATCGGTGCGCCGGCTGCCGAAGCCGCCCGTGCATACCGTGCCTACACTTTGGAAAGTGACGGTATCGAGGATGAATCCAACTGGTTCCTTCCTTCATCTGGCCAAATGCTTCTGATGTACCGCTACCGGGATAAAATCAATGAGATGATGCGTACCTTTTGGAGTAGTGACAGTATGCTGATGACTGATAAATACTACTGGTCATCAACAATTTGGGATACTAACTCCGCCTGGGCGTTCGAACTGAATACCGGGCGTATTACGAATCAAAACAAAAATTCAGCCCTTCTTCATGTGAGAGCTGTTGCTTCCGAATAGTATTAACTTAATATTATACAATAAAATGGATAAAAATATCGCCAACGCCATGCTTCTGCGCTTGAATAAACAAGACCAGATAGAAGCCTTAAAATCAATAGGTTTTACAACCGTGAATGAAAACACCCCCGCAAGCGACATCGCCAAATATATGCAATGGTCAGGTACGCTTCTTGACCTTTCTTTGGCTACGCTTCGGATTGAAGACGGTGAACAAGTCTTTTTCACGGCTTCCGAATGGAACTCCATGAGCGCGAATAATCGCTCCAAGTATATCCGTATCGGCATCCGACTTCGCGCCGAATGCCACCAGTTCATTATCGCCAAAAGCGACTGCGTTGACGCAGGCGGCAATAAAACGTTCAAATGGGGCGGCTACGGTACCGACCTACGCGGCCTGAAAAACTACGGCAATGGTAACCAAGGACTCTATGATACCTTCGACGGAAAGGAAAATACCGATGTAATCCTTGAAACCCTCGCAGGCGTCAAGGACACCCAGGGAACTGTCGGCGCCCCTGCCGCCGAAGCTGCCAGAGCCTATAAAGCCTGTACGCTTGAATCTGACGGAATTGAAGATACAACCGTGTGGAACCTGCCCGCACTGGGCGAACTTATGCTTATGGCCAAGTATAAAACCGAAATCAATGAGCTCATAACTTCTATGTTTGGTAATCAAAATATATTTACAAATGACTGGTATTGGTCTAGTACCGAATGGGACGCTTCCAGCAGTTGGTACGTGGGCTTCAACAACGGCTACGTCACCACGTACAACCGCCAGTACGCGTACCGGG